ATGCAATCCTGAAAGGTGTTGTAAAAAAAAGGCTAGGTTTTATCCCAGACAGATAGATGCTTCTGCTAATGAGAAACACAAGGCTTTTACGACTTACAAATCTGCCTTGAGCATCTCTAACACCTTGAATGTTTTTCTTTCTTAGCACCCACTGATCTATCGCACCTCTTAGTGTGCCTTTGCCTTTGTACTTGCCTGATCCGAACTTGTAAGGACTTCTAGGTGCTTGCTGCTTGCCTCTCTTTCTTGCTTTAGGTGGCAGCTTGCTTGGGTTAGCTCCTTGCACTCCGAGGTCAACAAAGTTTGCATACTCTGCAGCAAAAAACTCCATTTCTATTGTGCCTCTGGCTGTGTCGATCTTTGGCTCAGTATATCCTAGAGACTTAGCGAGCTTAGAGTTGCTTTTGAGCTTTTTTCTAGATCGAGTCACTACAGATTTGCCGAACCTGTTGAGTGCTTTCTTGAGATTCTTTAGTTCACTAGCTTTCATTAGCAGCTTGTCATTGTGTTAGGCATTGTCACTGTAAATGATGCAGCAACTCCTGCTAGGTTATTCTCGAATCTCTCTGTAAAGAACTCACATGTGAAAGGTGTGTCGAGCTGGTATGCGTGTCTGTAGTCTGACTTTCTCTCTAGAACCGCATGCAATCGACCTGCTACAGCAAGCTGTGTGTTTAGCACATCGATCTCGTTGTTGTTGCCTCTTAGTTCTGATGTGTTTTCTTCTTTAGACACATCTAAAATGTCCATGAGTATAATTGACACATCTACTGATATTGTGCTGGCATTGATTGATGCTTGACTGACCTGTAGATGACACAGAGGATAGATGTTTGACCTGTTGAGGTCTATGTCTGTGATGTCGCCTTGTGTGACCTTATTTACAAAAGGCTCTGCAATAGCAGCTTCTTGTAGATCATCAATGACTTGGAAATAGGTATTCATATTGTTTTGATAAATATTGGTGTCAACTCTTCAACTGTATCTATTTTAAGTGTTACAAACTCTTCAAGCCACTCTAAGGCTTCATCAAAACTTAGTGATGGATCTGCTTTTAACACACAGTCAATTCCTTTCCAGAAATCATAGTAGGCTATCTTAGGCTCTGATGCAGATATACCGATCAGTGCTTTCTCAAAGCCATCAGAAAGAATGATCTCTTCATCATCTGACAAATAGGCTCTGTCGTAAAGAGAGTTGATCAATTCAGCTTTGCTTTGCATTTCTTATCTTTTTTAGTTCTATTTCTGTTTTCTGTTTCTCGAAACTCAGCCAAGTCAGGCAGGCTGAATAGTTGAGTCTAGAGATCTCTTCAAATTTTGTCAGATCACCTTTTGCGATGTGATAGAAGGCTGTCCACCATCCGAAGTTGTCATGAAGCGCTTCTTCATTGCTGGCGACAGTTCTTTCACTTGATTCTGTAAATAAGACTCCAAATGTTTCAGAGACTCTTTCCTTAAACTTTGCAAAAAAAAAATCGCTCCTAATGCCACATCTAAAGGCATGTCCGTCATGTCAGCTCTTTTATCAGAGTCATACTCTTCAATCAGATACTGCTCTTTGTGTTTTTGTTTTACTTTTCTAAACAGTACTCCCATCGCTTCATGCATTGTGTCCCAGTCGCTCATCAGTGTGTCTAGATCTACAAACTCTCCGAAGGTCATATCTGTCAGCACTGGGATGAATCCGTATTCAATGCCTTGCTTTTCAAACCTCTGGATCAGCTTTGGTTTCTTTTCAAACATCTTATTGATGATCTCTGTGACCTCAACAATTGATGTGTACTTGTACTGATCAACTTTTGCCAACTCAACACCACAGAATATCTCAATGGTTTTCTTTCTCAGAAAATCGATGTCAGGATCTTTACTGACTATCTTATTGAACTTCTGATACTGTCCTAGTGTTATCTCAGACAGCTTGTTGGGTACTGTTAGCTTTTGTGTTGTCATTTGTTTATACTTTAAAAACGTATGTCAATCTGTTTATCGGTCTAGGTTTTAGAAAAAATTGTATTCGCCTAGGTTTGGGTTCTTAAGCTGATAGCTTATCGCATATCTCAAAGAGTCTAGAGCGTGGTTGTATTTGTCAATCGGTGTGCTTGATTTCTTGTCGAGCCAGATGTAGTTGTTGAGCTCTTTCACTAAATGCACAGCTTGATCATCATTGTGGATCACTAGATCATAGTCTTGGATCATAGCAATCCCAAATGTCACACTGCCTTGACCTTTTATGCTAGGTACAATGTTGCATGTGTTTTTGAGTTCATGGATCAGTCGAACCTCGCTGCTATCTGCTATGATCAGTGAGTCACCTGCATGCTTTCTGTAGAGTGTTCTTAGATCTGATGTTGTAAGTGCTTTGAGATAGAAGCAGAGCTGTACATAGATGATCTTTCTGTCTCTGTCTATTGACGTTTTCAAAAGCACATTCTCATCTTGAGAGAATCCGAAATCTGCACCAAAGACTGCTGGAGACACTTCTTGGAACTCTCCTAGTTTCCAGTTTGTGTAGATCACACCTTCTGATCTCTCAATCCAGTTACCTTCGATCACTGCTTTGTATCTCTCTGGTCTTCTTTCTTTCATTGTTTCTATCTGTGCTATGTAGCTCTGTGATAGATTCTCGATGTTGTCTTTGTAGGTTGTGTGTATGTAGGTCGTGTCACCCTTTGACATATTGCTGCCAGCAGGCACACCTCTGTCTTGATAGAACCTCTGATAGATAAAATGCTCTTTTGTACTTGGATTAAGCAGCAGGATCACTCTGTTCTGTTTGTCTTTCTGTCTGACTGATAGATCTATTTTGTCAAAGGAGTCTTCATCAATCTCTTCTGCTTCTTCCATTACCCATGTTGTGACACCCTGCAGAGACTTTAGGTTTGCTGTTTGATCACCAGATGAGGTTTTGATACCTCTAAAAAGAATCTTTGATCCATTCTCTCTGTTGACTATTTCATCTCTTGTGATCTTATAGAGTGGATTGAGACCCAGCATCTCTATTTTTTCTTTGAACTCAGGAATGATAGAAACGCTTGCTGATCTAAGCGTGTATCTAGTAAATAAGATTGTGTGTCCTGCTTCTTGTGTTAGACCTAGCAGAAACATGCCTGTGAAGAACGACTTCCCAGAACCTCTACCTCCTGTGAGTATTGTGTATCTCGTAGAGTTCCAGAACCTCTTGTACTTGTAGTTAAATTCAATCTGTGTCTGTTCCTCTATCATCTTTGAAAACAAATAGCTTCGAGAAATCAATAGAAGGCACATCAGAGTTGAGATCTATGTTTTCCTTAGCTTGACCATAACCAGAGTCTAAGAGTGCCTTATATGCTCCCACATCGCCTTGTCTGGCTTTTTTAATTAGAGCTAATGTCATCAGGTCTTCTTGTGACATTTGTTCTTCCTCAAGCGTTAGAGGGTTGACAGCTTTAGTATTTACATTAAGCCATTTCCTAGCTGTTGTTGATCTATTCTTTGCACCCTTTGGTCTTCCATTAGGATTGCCAGATTGTCCTTTTTTCCATTGGTGTTTTTTTATTGGCTCATTTTTGTCCATTTGGCTGTATTTTGGCTGTAATTAGTTAGGATCTCTTTTAGGAATGATTCCATATCTTTTCTCGACCTCAACACCAGAATCTGGCTGAGGTGGAATCCAGTAACCAACCACATGGTTCACTCTATAGTTCCAGAAGTCGTCTGGAAACGGATCATTTGGTTTTACTTTCTTTAGTATTTTTTCTCTGTGTTTAGTCATGATAAATAGTTAAGCAGAAATCAATCAGTGGTAAGTAAAGCACATAATCTGTGCAGTTAGTTTGTTCGTAGTGTCTTATGCCTATCAGCAGACCTCCATAAAGTCCAATTGTAAACTCCCAATCATTTTCCACAGCAATCACATTTTGGTTTTTCTTCTTTTTCCTCTGTCATCTTTGGCATAGGTAGATCTACCCCCCAGTTTGTTAGGTCTTCCATTTCCCACTCATTAGCCAGCATGTCAAAGTCCCAATCTCCTGCATTTGTATTGTCTTTTATGACAAACTCTCTCTGCTTAGATTCACTCCATCCTTCTGCAACATCAATCCATATTTCTGACATGCCAGCATCCTGAGCAGCTCTTAGTCTCATGTTGCCTCCCAATACCAGAAGTTCTTCATTGACAACAACTGGTCTTTTTTCTAGCATCTCAGGGAAATTCTCTATTGACTTGACCAGAGCGAAGTATTTGTCGTCTTTGATCAATCTAGGGTTGTCTGGATGCTTTCTTAGCTTATATATTTTCTCTAGTCTTTTAGTCATAGTCGTACTTTGACAGCTCGTATCTAAGGTCTTCAATGATCGATCTAAGGCATGCAGAGCATGTTGTAGGTTTCTCGTTTGTTCTGTAAACCTTGTTGTAGATTCTGTATAGTGTATCTCTCTCTTGTTCGTTGTTTAGTCTTTTACCATTGTAGGAATCAAAAAACATAGTCAGGTAGTCAAACTCATCCTGTGTCAGATGCCCTTTTTTGGGAAACCATTTGTTTAGAGTTGCTTTTCTCTTATCACAACCACAGTCTTTGTTGACTGCTTTTGCTACTGTGTCAACAGCTTTTTTAATGCCTAGTGGCTTAGTGATGAATTTTTCTATGTCATCTCCGAGACCTTTGCTCTTCATAGTATTGCTTTTTTAGTTTATCATTTATTTTCACTTTGCATCTCTTGACTGTTCTGTAAATTGTCGAGACAGATAGCTTAGTTGCTTTGCTCATGTTGTTAGTGTGATTTTTAAACTCGTATCTGTAGAGGTTAAAAACCTTTCTGTCGAACCAGTAAAAGCTATCTACATACTCATCAATCTTTTCTTCTATGTCTTTTTCGCTATCTAGGATTACTTCTGGCTGCTCTGCATAATATCTACGATTTCTCACATGGACATGAAAGTCTGGATCGTCAATTGACACAATTTTTTTCTCTCGTCTGATCAGATCTATGTACATGTTTTTGACGATGTTGTATAGTTTAAACGGACTTGAATCAGATATTCGGTCTAGGATTTTGTTGATCACTGATGGATCATTGTTTGCTTTTTCGATCTCAGCATACATTTTTAAGAACAGATCATGTGTGATGTCTTCATGATATTGGCCTTTTAGCCTGAAGTATCTCTGATCTATTTCATAGATGTAATTCTTGATCCGATCATATTTGCTGGCTATGTATTCAATGGCTTGTTCCTTAGTCATCTGTTTAGTGCTTTATATTTCTCAATAATATCCACTAGATCAAACCTGCTCCATTTAAATGCATTCTTCTTTGATAGATTTACCTGCTCTTCTAAAGCCTCGAGTCTATCAAGTCCAATTTTGTCTGTTAGATTAATCCTGTAGTTGATTAGATTACCACTCATGTAGTAATTGCAGGAGAGGCATTGTCCATGCACATTGTCCTCATTGAATCTTAGAGATGGGTGTTGTCCTGCAGAATAGTAGTGTCCTGCTTGCAGAGTTCTTTTTTTGCCACATGATATGCAAGGCTTCCCCTTGTCTCTATTTCGGATGTAGAGATGAAAGTGTCTGACAGCTATTTTTAAAAGCTGTGGGACTGTTTTGTTTCTGTAGATACTCTTAGCCATAATTAAATGGCTATCTGGACTTTGTAAAGCTACAAATAGACTTTTGTTTTCTGGTTCTCAAACTTTAAACAAAAAGAGCAGCTTATAAACAAAAAACTCCCCACA